GTAGTTGTTCATCTAGATTTTAAATCAGAAGGTATATTACATCATCCAGTATCATTTAGAGATCTGCAGTTAGCATCGCTGGTATTAAATAGAGAGCAATTAACAGAAGTAGGAACAAAGTTTGGTCTGCCAGTTTATCCGTATTATAAAGTTGGAAACTATTATGAAGTAAAATCAAAAAATCCATATTCTATTTATAAAGGAAGTACTCCACATCTATATTTAAATAGACATTCTGGAATTAGAATCAGGGGAGATTTTGATCCAATAATTGATCGTGGATTAAGGATTCCAGTTAATACTCAGGCATCTAATAATATTAAAATTAGCGCATTGCAACTATGGCTAAGATATTCTGACAGAGTATTTCCAACTGGAGAAACTGAAATATTCAATATAGACTTTTTGAACAATACATATTATTTTTATTTAACTGGTGATTCTAGTACTCAAAGAGGCTATATAACCGTTAAAGATCAAAATGCTGTACCAGTAACAGATATTGAATTTTATTTAAGCGGTATTAAGGTAGATGTTCCGTATCTAAATAATGAAGAATGGGATGTGCTTGGAATTTCCTTCCCATCACTGATAGACTTTAGCGGTCAAGAAGGAAGCATTAGTTTAAATGGTCCATTAACATATAACAATATTGCATACTACCTAGCAACTAACCTAGAGCAGACTCAAAGTACATTGACCAGAACGTGGGGAGCCACATCAGATCAGATCTGGGATTATTGGCAAAACGATTTTATTTGGCAAGGAGTGCTTGCTCTTTCAGTAGATACGGAATACTTTGTTAACCCATCTGAAATATATGATAAATATGTTGGAACAAATCGTATTATTATAGACGATAATGTAGATGGTATTTTGTTTGACCCAGAACAATTTACAGTGTTTGGCGAAACAGAATGGCAAACATCAGTACGCTCTGCCGTATAATCTGGTATACTTATGGTTATGAATCCCTTGATAAATCCAAAAACTGGTAAGCCTATTGTAGGAAATGTCAGAAAAAAGGTAATTGAGAAAAACTATAATTGGGGTCTATATGTTTATAAAAAAGCAAACGGTAAGTGGTTTACAGACGGAGAAGGCAACGTTCTTAATATACCAGCCAATAGAGGCGATATAACTAAAATAGCAGAGTTAAAAAGTGCTGCACAATATTATGGTGACCCTGGCGATGGAGAAGCGGTATTCGTTTCTGGTCTTACAAGAATTTCTGATGAAGAGTATAGTGAGCAAAAGGATAGACTTAAAGAAGGTCTTATTCCATCCATGAATGATCTTGGTGCTTGGCATGCTGCACAGCAAACTTTAAATACACACGGTAGAGAGGCATACGAACGTGAGTGAATATAATTATTTAGATGCAAGACTTAATACGCAGGATGCAGAAACAAGTTTATTTAAAGATAGCGATCCATTTAATAAAGATTGGAATATATTAAAAGATTACGCTGGAATAGATCAAAACTTTAAAAGAAGAACAAGTCGTAATATATCTAAGGCTGTAGGACAAATTGCTCCCTCTCAAGCATATCTTGATTCAGCAAATGCAGAGCCAAAAGGCAAAGATGCAAAATCAAAACAAATTAATCCAGGCATGGTTTATAGAAATGGCTATGGGCTATTTGATGTAATCACTCCTCCATATAACTTATACGAACTTGCAAACTTTTATGACACATCATTTGCAAATCATGCTGCGATTGATGCCAAGGTAGAAAATGTAGTTGGTCTTGGCTACTACTTTGAAGTAACAGATAGAACACAGATGGCTATTGAAGCAAATAGTAATGAGTCTGCGGTTAAGAAGGCTCGTCAGCGTATTGAGCGTATGAAAATGGAACTTCGTGATTGGCTTGAGTCTTGTAATGATGATGATTCATTTACTAAAATTATGGAAAAGGTTTATACAGATGTTCAGGCTACTGGTAATGGATATATAGAAATTGGTCGCACAGTAGCAGGAGAAATTGGATATGTTGGTCACATACCTTCAACCACTATGCGTGTTCGTAGACTACGTGATGGGTTTATACAAATCATTGGACAGAAGGTAGTTTACTTTAGAAACTTTGGTGCTAAAAATTCAAATCCAGTTACCACTGACACAAGACCTAATGAAATTATTCATATTAAAGAATACTCACCACTCAATACGTTTTATGGTGTTCCAGATATTATTGCAGCATTGCCAGCCTTAGTTGGAGATCAATTAGCATCACAATACAATATTGATTATTTTAGCAATAAGGCTGTTCCTCGTTATGTTATTACTACAAAGGGCGCAAAGTTAAGTCCTGATGCAGAAGATAAGATGTTTCGCTTTTTGCAAACTGGATTAAAGTCACAAAATCATCGCACTCTTTATATACCACTACCTGGAGACAGTGATACCAATAAGGTTGAGTTTAAGATGGAGCCAATTGAAAACGGTATTCAAGAAGCATCATTTAAAGAATACAGCAAGCAAAATAGAGACAACATCTTAATAGCACATCAAGTCCCTATCTCTAAATTAGGTGGATCTGAGTCAGCGTCAATCGCATCTGCTCTATCTCAGGATAGAACATTTAAAGAGCAAGTTGCTCGTCCAGCACAGAGCCATTTGGCAAAAATTGTCAATAAAATCATTAAAGAAAAAACAGATATTCTGGAGTTAAAGTTTAATGAACTAACGCTTACAGATGAAGTAACACAATCTCAGATACTAGAACGATATGTTAAAACTCAGGTTATCACTCCTAATGAGGCTCGTGAACAACTTGATTTGCCACAACGTGCAGACGGAGATCAGCCTTTTGTATTGTCGCCAAGACAGGCTGCAGATACTAGGGCAAATGTAGGAAATACAAGACAAAGAGATACTGAAAGAGCAAATAATAATTCTGACTCTGTTTCTACCACTACTGGAAGAAATCCAAAGGGTGAGGGTAGGGCTGCTGAGTAATCTCAAATAATGATAAAATGTTTGATATAATAGGGTTGATATGAGTATTCAAAAGGCACACTGGATTACAGAGGGCGACAATGTTCGTCTCTCAATGCCAATTGGCAAAGTTGATATAGAGCGCCGTATGGTTTCTGGATTTGCCACTCTTGACAATATTGATAAGCAAGGCGATATTGTAACAACAGAAGCAAGTCTACAGGCATTTAAAAATTTCCGTGGGAACTTAAGAGAAATGCATCAACCAAGTGCTGTGGGCAAAATTGTTTCATTTAAAGAGGATCGTTACTTTGATCCCAATACTAAAAAGTTTTATAATGGAGTTTACGTTTCTGCATATGTTTCAAAAGGTGCACAAGATGCTTGGGAAAAAGTTCTTGATGGCACATACTCTGGTTTTTCAATCGGAGGAAATATTACAAAAACTGACGATACCTATGATGAAAAAATGGACAAGTCCATTAGAATAGTTAAGGAATACGAACTATTTGAATTGTCTTTGGTAGACAATCCTGCAAATCAATTTGCAAATATAGTTTCTATTGAAAAGGTCAATGGAGAAAATAAACTTGGTGGATATTTATCAAAAGCAGAAGTAGAAAATGTATTCTGGGATTCAGAAACAGATACAGTTCTTATTTCTTCTGCAGATTCAGAAAATAGTCCACACTCAGGAAAGCCTATGCAGAATATTGGTTTTGTTGAAAACAATGATATAGATAATGCAGAAATGATAAAGTTCTTAGTTGATAGTGCAAAAGGCATTAAGACAATTAAGATGCAAAAGGAGGCAAGTCCTATGACAGAAGAAACAAATACAGTTGCAGAAACTCCAGTAGTTGATGCAGCACCAGCAGAAGCACCAGTTGCAGATGCTGTAGTTGAAAATGTTGAGGTCGCTCCAGAGGCACAGCCAGAAGTAGTCGCAGAATCTCCAGCAACTGAAGATACTGCAGAAAAGTCTATGCATGGTGGTGCTGCTTCGGAATCTGAAGATGATGAGGATGACGAAGACAAGGAAGAAGAGATGACAGCAAAATCTAACGAGGCTATCGCTACAGCCGTTGCTGACATTAAGTCTTCTCTTGATAATGCCTTTGGCGATCTAGCAGCAACAGTAAAGGCTCTACATGAGCAAGTTGCTGTACTATCGAAATCCCTTGACACTGTTACTGAAAGTGTTACAACCGTAACAAAAGATGTTGCAGATTTTAAGGGTAACTTTAACGAGTTTGGAAAGCGAGTAGATAAGGTAGAAGCCGATACTGCTTTCCGCAAGTCTGGCGATCTTGGCGAGATCGTACAGGAGTTTGCAGAAATGCCAACTCAAAAATCCCTATGGGGCGGTCGTTTCCTCACAAATACCGACCTATTCAAATAAAACACTCAGGAGGTGAAATATATGTCGGAACAAGAAATCGTAAAGAACTATCCAGGTTCTCCAACAGTATCACATAACCATATTGGTGATGGATCCGTTGCATCAGGTGCAATTGGAGGAGCAACGGTAGTTGGTCCAGATGGAGCATTGTCCCCAGCGGCATCGCTAGGTAACATTGCAACTCCAATTTGGGGTAACACAGAAGGACCTAACGCAGTAAATCCAACTGGTACGCCAGGTGGTATTCTGCTCCCAGAGCAGGCTCGTCGTTTCATCGACTACGTGTGGGATGCAACAGTTCTCGCTCAAGATGGACGTAGAGTTACAATGCGAGCAAACACAATGGAACTTGAAAAAGTTAACGTTGGTGAGCGTGTAATTCGTGCAGCAGCACAAGCAAACCCAGAGTACACAAACACTGGTGCTTTGTTTACTAAGGTTGAACTTACAACCAAGAAGATTCGTCTAGATTGGGAAGTATCAACTGAAGCACTTGAAGACAATATTGAAGGAGGTGCGTTGGAAGATCATCTAGTACGCTTGATGACCAATGCATTCGCTAACGATATTGAAGATCTCGCAATTAATGGAACAGGAACTGGAATTGATCCATTCCTCAACATTATGGAAGGCTTTGTAACCAAGGTAACTGACGCAGGAAGCGGTGCACATGAGGCACTCGTTACTGTAGTCGATGACGCTTGGACAACTGAAGTTATGCAGGACATTATCTTGGCAATGCCACGTAAGTATCGTGCACTTAAGAGCAATCTTAAGTTCTACGCAGGTACTGACGCATTCCAGGGTATTGTTAAGAACAACGGTACTCTTGCAGACGCTATTGCTGAGGCTTTTGCCCCACGCAC